GATCAATGTATCGTTCTTCAATCTCTTCGCCGCCTTCTAATTCTTCCATCAAGTCTTTCAACTCGTCTACTCCTCTGCCGCCACCAATGCTTTGAGCCGGGCCAATAGCTCCATCTGGTTTTTCTGACGGAGTAGCCCATTCTCCAAATGTATCTCGGTCGGGCCATTCGCGGTACACATACCTACGCCCTTTCTCGTCTACTCTTAGCCACACCATAAACCAATTTCTATTCCAAGCAGGGTCTACTGCTAAATAATTTGTACCTTCTGGTATGTCTTTAGGGTCAATTATATGTGTGTGGCAGAATTTAGGAAATTGATTGCCTGTTAAATTCTCAGCATATCCATACGCTCGTAATTTTATCTGGATACTGGTTTCCCCTTTCAAGGTTTTAACCATCTCCGAATACGGGTTATATGGATTCATAGCTGTGTAAAACCAGATTATCCTACCATTGCCTTTTCTATTTTCAGCCGTATATGGCATATGCCCCGGTGGACACCCCGCCACGTTGACTAATTCTGATAACAACGGGCTGGGACGGGTTTCCAGTATCTTCATACCGTTAAGGTATTCTTTAACTGTTGGGGTGTATCCGTCCACAGGGGTAAAAGTTATCAACAACCGTCCAGAAAGCTTATGACTCCCTGCTCTAGTAACTAACCTAAATCGCAAAGTTTCAATCCATGTGATCGGCACAAGCTCATCACACCAAATCATATCCACTTCTCCACCCTCAATAACGCGCATTTCTTGGCTATAATTCATAAACCAACATTGCGATCCGTTTGGTAAAATAAATGTGTTTTCAGTAAAACCGTTTTTCTGGCTAAAACTAACATTCTGTACTCGGCCTTTTTTAATGTTTTTCCACTCTGTCGGAATATACTTATACACCAGTTGTTGCTGATCTCGGATACTAGATTGCGCGGTCATGCCGAGTACCCAAACTTTTGCGCCTTTTTTAGCCGTCATCATTTCCACAATGCGTTTGGCGGCGAATTCGCTTTTACCAGCGCGGTTACCTCCTTGAATTAAAAGTTCACTAACCCCAGCCCACAATTCATCAGCATCTTTCCAATGATCTGGCTCAAATCCATACCTATACGGGTCGTCCTTTTCTAACTTAATTAATTCTTCCCGTTTTTCTAAAAGTCCGGCTAATTCATCCAAACCTTCTTTTCCACGGTCGGCGTAGCCCCGCATTATATCTTCCGAAGGAAGAATTAACACAGGATGTTCTGTAGGAATAAAAGCCACTATTTCCAGAGTTGCCTATTTAACAACACCCCTATCATTCCGTAATTAGCAGTGTCTTTATACGAGTCTTCTAAGGATTCATTGTTAACCGTAGAATCTCCACGGCTTTGTTTTTTCAAAATATGGCGCATTCGGCTTACTTTATCTTGCAAGCGCACAGCTACCCCTATTTCTCCAGATAGTCCTATGTTAGAACTTCCGTAGTCCTGTTGTTTTTTGTCAAAAAGTTGAAGGCATTCTATGGCTACTTTAACCATTTCTTTACCCATGTCGGTCTGGATATCCAGACTTTTGTGTATTGTTTGTTCTAGTTCTGTATTATTCAAAATCAAAAGGGGGTAACTCGTCAATATCGTCATCGTGATCTTCACTATTCCGTAAAGCTGCCATTGCTTCACAAAACAACTCTAATTTGTACATTTCCAGTACTCCTACGAGTTGCATATACGTTAGATCAAATTCAGTTTTGTATCGGTTTACTAATTTTGTAATGTCGTTGTAAAACGCATCTGACTGTTCATTATAGTCCATGTTAAAACCGTCCTCTTTGTCTAGGTTGTCTAGTTAAAGCCCACCCATTGCCATCTTGTCTAATCTCGACTTTCATATGGCGGGAAAATAAATCTGCATTTCTTACACTAACCAACAATAATTCTCTAATTCCACGGATATCTGCCATAACTTGAACTAGTTTTCTATTTGGATAATTAGCCCTAACAACAGAAGCCCAATAAGTTGATCTTTCTAAAGGTTGGGACGTTTCTAACCCCATCTTTTCTTTAACCCATTTTACGCCTTCATCTGTCCAGTAGATTGATCGGCCTTCTTTATACGTCATTTTCGGTTTTTCCATGCGTAATTCCTTCAGTTCAATCCGAGGAACTCCAATAGTTATTGCTAATTCTGATTCCAGCATAATAAGTCGCCTTTTTGTTGAAAATTTTGTTTGTTAAAAACCCATATTATATAGGGGGCGCGCGCGCAGCGTGTGACCCCCTCCCCCCTCGCGCAGCGACACTTCAAAATTTTTGCGAGGAACGAGCAAAAAAAATTCCGAGCCGAGCCGAGCCGAGATTTGTGAATTCATACTGTCCTTTTAAGTGTCAATTGTTTCTTGATTGCTAGTGTTTTGATTATTTGTTCCTGATCGCTTGTCAGTAAATAAAGCGTTAATGTCTTTATGTGTTATATGCAAATGGTTGTGCGTTACGGTGGTGTTATTGTCTTGATTATATCTGGCTATTTTGTCGTCTAAAATGCCAAGTAGAATTCCAACCTGACCGGGTGGCACTGATTTATAATTCTCCTGCAAATTTGCTAGGACATCGGTGTGAAGTTTAGTCAAACCTTTAATAGTCCTTTCTCGCCAAGAGGGTATTTTATCTCTTATTTCTAAACGTATTTTTTGTACTGTGGTCGCGCTGCACTGCACTTTGTTTGCTATTTCTAAAACGCTGTTACCCTCCACTAAAAGAGATTTTATTTCATTAACCTTAGATTCTGCTAATTGATTATTACTCCTTTTCTTTTTTGCGCCCATACCTCCCCAAACCTAACAAATCAAATCTAAGAAACAATAAAATAAAAGTTGACTATTTTTAAATATTGTGAACGGTTTTTTTAATTATGTTTTAATTAATTTTAATAAATGTTTGACACTTTTTTTATATACTGCCATTATTTGGGTGTGGATCAACCACGCAACAAAAACTAAATAAAAATATTATGGCATTAATGACTATGTGCGGTAGTGAGACAATCACCCGCGACGAAATAAAAAACCTACCTATTGCAAAAGCAACTAAAACTCACCATCCCGTTGATAATTCGAGGCTAGTGGATTTGACACACCAAGCACTTGAATTAAACAAGTTCACTATTGTTGATGAGGCATATGCTGCTAAACCTGACGGAAGTCAATTCTTTGGATTGCTTGGTTTAGAATGTAAACGGGATGAGGCTTTTAACTACACTTTAGGAATTCGCAATTGTTCAGATAAAAAATTCCGGTTGAACTATGTACACGGCACGGACTGTATGATCTGTGATAATCTTGAAATATCAGGGGAGTTCATTGTAGCCAGAAAGCATACTTCAAAAATAAATGATGAATTACTTGGTTTAGTATTTAATGCCGTTTCTAAATTAGGTGATATTTTTGAAGCTAAATTCGACCGCATTGACAAATACAAAACCATAGATTTGGACTCACAATTACACCAAAATGATTTAACTGTAAGATTAGCGGATTCGGGCGCGATTACATACCAGCAAATACCGAAAGTTTTGGACGAATACAGAAACCCAAGGCATGACGAGTTTAAAGACAAAAATCTTTTTTCTTATATGCAAGCCGTGACTGAAACTTCAAAAGCTAAAGTAGAAAACCGTGGTGTAAATCATTTAAACACTTTTAGCAGACGTTCGCAAATTATGCACGATATGTTCGCTAAAGAATGGCAAGCCGAATTGAATTAATTAGCCACATTCAAAGCATTATTAATTTAGTGCTTTGATTGAGTTTAATTACTCAAATATAAAACAAAAATGAAACTCTACGAAATAATACTTTTGATCATACTGTATACACCTTTTATAGCTGTGTCTATTTGGGTTCTATATGATCAAATTAAAGACAATAAATAATAGTATGATAGATTTAGATAAGATACTTGATGAGGTAAAACCAAAGGAGATCAAGTCAATGAATCAAGAAAAGTATTTTCATATATGGCAAATTGCAAACACTCCAAAATTTTCCAAAGCTTGGCCTTGGATTAGCCATCAAGGAGCTTTTGTGGATGCGGTTAATGATTATGATACTCTTTCTTTAGATTGTGCTGAACAATTTAAAAACCTTGTTGACTTAGCAGAATCTCTACTAGTTAAATATAATAACAATACTTGGTATCAACCATGAAAACAATTGAAAATATAATAATATATGTAGGCGGTATACTTTCAATAGTGGCTATTAATTTAATGCTTTTAGCGTGGTTATTATCACCTGCTATTGATGGAAAATATTTGCTCAATTAATCGCGCTCAGTGCCTTATTAATTTAGGGCATTGGTTGCGGGTAATTAAAAACACTCTCGCTAAAAATATTATGACTAAAAAAACAACATCCCCAAAATACCAAGAGTTAATTGGGAAAAAAGCCACCCTTGGCGAATCAATAGTAACTATCAAAGTAGAATGCCCTAATCATGTTTTGTATGTCCAAGGTAAAGACGGATTGGGACGACTTGCGGCGCGTAGGCAATTGACTTTGCCCGATGATAGCCAGCAAATGGAATTGAATTTTCAACAAAAGGTAAATCTATCCAAAATACGCTACAACGAGGCAAAAAGTAACAGCGTAAACTAAGAATAAACAAATCAAATCGGGTGGCGGCAACGCTGCCCGGTTTTTATGTTTTTATAACACTTAATAAATGAAATATAAATGAATAATAAAGTAAACATATTCCCTGAAAATTCTATACCATTACCTAAAGGAATGATTATAAGTAACTACATTAAAACAAAGATTTTTTTTGCTTTTGGTGATAGCCTACCTTATGAACTAAAATTATCAGATTGGGTAGAGTGTGAAGTGTGTAGTTTTAGCGAACACGCAGACAGTTATGTTAGTGAGAGAGCTAAACATAGTTCTAATATCTGCTATTTTAGACGGCTTGACACTAAAGAAGTGACTTGTTGTATTGCTAACAACTCAAAAGGAGACGACCCAAACCCAAGACTAAGATTAAAAAAATGAACTTATTAAAATTTAGTAAACCCAACGCAAAAATACCTTTCCAATCGTTTTCAATTCCGGCGGGCTATACTTGTCCCGGCGCATTAAATTGTTTAACCAAAGTTAAAAACGGAAAAATAATTGATCAACAAACACCCGACAAAAACGGGTTAACCTACCGCTGTTACGCTGCCAGCTTAGAAGCGGTATACCCTTCCCTTAATGCTAAATTAAATCATAACTTTAAGCTGTTAAGAGAAACCAAAAATATTAAAGAAATGGTAGCTCTTATTTCTAATAGTTTGCCAAATAATTTGCGCGCGCATGGGGGCGCATTAAGAGTCCACATTCACGGAGATTTTTATAATTACGAATATTTGTGCGCGTGGTTTGCCGTAGCAGATTTTTATCCGGCAATTAGGTTTTATTCCTACACTAAAAGCTTAAATTTATTAGCAAAATACAAGGAGCAAAATCTACAATTTCCTAACAACTATAGTCTTACTTGGTCGCATGGTTCTAAGTTTGACAACTTGGGAGAATCGCTCGGAATTAAATCGGCGCGCGTGGTAAAAGATCCAGAAGAGGCGCGCGCACTTGGTTTGGAAGTAGACCACGACGACACCCACGCATTGCACGGGTCAAAAGATTTTGCCCTTGAACCACACGGCACACAACCAAAAGGACACCCATTGCAAAAGATAATTTTAGCCAAGCGTAAAGCCGGAAAATTTGCCGGATATAACAATAAGTAAATGAAAAAAAATAAATCAACAAAGGATTGGTGGATATTATTTGATTTGATGGTTTATGTAATTTTACTACTACTTATTGCAATAGCTATAAGTGCTTACATTAATAACGGAAAATGAAAAACAGACAAGGCATAAGACGCTGGAAGGCGAAACGGTATCAAAGTGATTCTTGGGTTGTAACCAGTGAGAAAAGAGTTCTCGCGGGTACTAATAAAACAAACTGTACAAATCGTCAAAAACCTAAAAAGAGAAAATGATTAACAAACCTAAGTTATTATCTAAAAATAATTTGTCAATAAAGCTTCCTAGTTATTGGGAGTTATTGGCTAAACTACAAAACGTAAATACACATAATGAAAAACGAACTAATAAACGAAAAACAAGTGCGAGAATTCGCTAAACATTGTGCCGCAAAACGCGCGCATCCATTCACCAGAGTGGGATCGTGCTTTGTCGCACAAGTAAACGCAAAAACGCGCGCGAACATAGAACAACTAGTCAAACAACAACCTAGCATGGGTAGAACGG